CCTTTAAAGGCAAATTCCAATTCTTCTTTGTGCATTGCTTTGGCTTGTTTAAGTATGTCAATTTCTCCACATTCCATAAGTTCTAACTCGCTTATTAAACTATTCCAATACGTTGAAATTTTAAGTTGACTAATCAACCACTCTACGCTACTTTGTTTATTGTTGCTCATCTTCAAAGAAATTATTTACGATTTCAGTTGCCTTCTTAAAGCCTTCATTGTAGCCATCTAAATAAGCCTGTTCTTTCTCAAGTTTAAATAGTTCTCTGGCTTTTGCGATTTCCTTCTCCCATTGTCTATGATGACCTGAAAAGATTTGCTCGATTAAATAGTCTAAACTGCTCATTTCTTTAACTCCTTTCTAATACGTCTCATTGAACGGTTAAATACCTCCGCTTGATGTCTGCTAACTCTAACAGGCTTTTCTAACTGGTAAGGTGTTGCCTCTTGCTGTTGGTCAAGCCACTTTTGAAATTTAAAGTAGTCGAAATAAATCTTAATTAGCACTGATATTCCACCAATGACTAAAGCTGCTAATAAATATCCTACGTCTATCATGGGTTCAAAATTAAACTATTCTTTTAATATTACAAAATTATTTTAAGATTTTTGTTAAAAGTTCTGATGCAGCCTCCAACTTCTCATCTATCTCTTCCTTCACTAAATGCAATTCTATCTCTGCTACGTGTATATCTTTGCCGATTGGCATTCGTGGATCATAGGAAACAAAGTAACCTTTTTCTAATCCACTTGCTATCATTCCTAGTTGCATCTGCCAGTAGTATTCTGGATGTATCTCTTTTAAACTATCAGCATCGTAGATTTCAAAGTTCTTCAAGTGAATTGCAGAGTTATAAGGGCATTTAATCTCAAGAATGGCATCTTTACTCAAGCCATCAGGAGAATATCCGCTAAAGTCTCCGTAAGGAATAAAAACGTAGGTCTCCCCACCATAGTAAGTAAACTCCTCAAATGTGATACGTGAGAACTTACTGAATGCGTGTGACTCGTGTTCGATCCCCCAATCAAGAGCCTGACCGAAGATTTGTTTCTTCTGACCGGTGAGAATCTCTGCTGCTTTCTCATAGACAAAAGTCTCTGCTGTTTTAGAGAGAGAGTTCCCATTTCGAGAACTCCCCATTAGTTTATGGATTTCCGAGGCTGTGAAGCGAGATAATCTCGCCTCTTGCCATCTTTCTGCTGATGATGTAATTGTAACTTCCATCCTTTTTCTATCATTCATTTAGTAGCCGTTAATAAAATTCTAACTTCGTCAGTTAAAACGTACTTTGCTTCAATGTCAGATACACTACCACCTTTAGATAAGTGTTCAAGTGCTTTACTCCACATTGGATGCTTTGGGTTTAAATGCTCTTTTACAGCAGTAACCTTGTGACCACTTGCAGCGTTGCCGTCATCATCTTCTTGGTTAAGATTAAAGATAGATGCTAAAGCGTAGCGTCTTGCGTAAGTAATTGCAGAGCCTTGAGCCTGTGGGTTATTCAAGTCTTTCATTCTCAATATCTGCTCACTCTTCATCCATTCACCGCTCTCTGCATGGTAAACAATAGTTACAAGTGACTCGTTATTTGGATGTTGTGTAACCAATAGACCGCATTCTTGCAAGATTGGATTGATGGTTTCAAGAATGCTTGTAAGGTCAGCATAACTGCTTTTAAAGTGAGGATTCTTTGCAGTCTTTTTAACGCTGCTGACTTTTTTCTGAAAGCTAAACATAGCCTTCGTTAAGTTTGTGATTTTTTCGCTCGTTATCATAATAGTTTTATTGGGTTAACTCCGAATTGGGTAAGGTCTAAAATTGCATCGTAAATGACAATCGGATCAACATTATCGCAGTTGAAGATATAGTCAAAGCCTGGATGCTCGTCAATGTCTACTTTTTCAATGTGGTCTGCAAACTCGTGAAATAGTTTAGATGCTACAAGGTCTTCAATCTCAAACCTATCAAACTCAACAGAAATAAAGTCATCGTAAGTGACTACAATAGTTTCGTCAAATACTTCTAAATGAATTGATGCTTTCATTTGTTCACCTCCTCTAATGCTGTTTTTATTACCAACATCGCTTTTGGGTTAATTACATCACCGTCAAGATACTTTTTAACGGTTGGCATAGATACACCTGTCTTCTTGCTAACGGTCTTGATTAAGCCGTGCTTCTTGTGTAGCTTAATTACTGCAATGATTTCTTTCAGTTCCATGCAGCAAATATACAAAAACTTTTAATATTACAAAAATATTTTACAAATAAGAGTTTATAAATTACCACCTAATCAGATTTAGTGGCAAAATATAGTCATGTTTTTTACAATAAAAACTGGACAAATATCGGTAATTCCGATTATTCCCCTGCTAAAGACTCTGCTATGTAAACTCCGATTCTATCTGATAGCACTTGCATCGTTTTGTCCGTGAGTGCCGGTGATATAAATGGTCTTGCTTTTGTGCCATTTCTGTGAATCTTTCTTGCGATAACGTATGCAAGAGATTTAATCGCAGTTCGTCTATCTTGGTTCTTGGATGTCCTTACTTGAATACCCTTATTAACAATCCACTCTTCAATAGACTTTTGAAGCGTTGGGTTGCTTGGTGAGTTTGTTCTTGTTGGTGGTCTGCCGTTCTCGACATACTTCCAATAGTCCAACATCTGAATCTTTAAGTTATAGCCTTTAGGCTGTGTGCTTATAGATGGCTCTATCTGTTGGTAAAGGTTACGAGATGCAAGAGATTTGTTTTTTTGAAGATTAGAACGAAAGTTTGAAATTAGCTCGTTTCCCCAGTTCTGAATGATACGCAAAATGCCGTCATCAGATGGTGGGTTGTAACTACTCCACTCTTTGCCTATATCGTCAATGGTCTTCATTTCATTAACTCACGATTAGCGTAAAGGTAGAAATCTTGCATACGATTAAGCCACCCTTTCCCGAAGTCCTTAAACGAAGTAAGTGACTGCAAAAAAGAAACTCTCCAAGCGTAGCATGATTCAAAAACCCACTTTTCTGACTTTTGCGAAATAAGGCTATTTAACGCATTAATTGTCTGCTGCCCTATCTTACCATCAACTTTTAAATTAAAGCCGTGAGAATTCAAAAAACGCTGCATCTGACGTGAAGCACCACCTATGCCAGAACCCCAAGCAAAGTCTGCCCAAAATTCTGCGATTATTTGTGAGTTTATAGCAGTAGCATTAACGCCATCCCAATATCTCTCGTAAATAGTCATAAAATCAATATTAGTCATCTTGTAGAAACGTGCTATTGATTCCGCTGTTGAGCCGTGAATAGTACGCCACACCATCCAAGTGATTCCTTTGTTTGTGTGAAATCCGCTTCCATCAGGTACTGGATGTCTTGAGGCAGTATCTGCCTTGTGTTTAGATAGACCGCCTTCCCATTTTAGGATATAGTCGATGTTAGAGTGTTCTATTTTTGCCATTTTCCAAATGTTTGATAAGTCTGTTGATGTACCATTCTGCTTTTCGTAGGTCTTCAACTCCGTTTTTACGATCATAACGGATAATATACTTAAGAGCATTACCCTGACAATAACCTTTAAATGCTTCATAACTCATTGCTGATTTAATTGAATCTATGGCTTCAACTTCGCCTTGATAATGTGGTGGTTTGTTAACTACGTCCATAGTGCTTCAAATTCATTTAACGGCAAATCTATTAAAAAAGTGTGATTACCAATGCAATAAACGTGAGTCATTTCGTAAAATTCTGTACAAGCGATTACATGGTTAAGGTCTAACCAACCCTCTTCTACTATCTCAACAGCGTCTGCATCCATTTCTAATCCCAACTTTTTGTAGATTGGATCAATGTTTTCTTCTTGAAAAACAAAGTTTACTTTTACTCTCATAAAATTTCGCCATCAATAATTTTAAAGTTCTGAACGTAATAATTACCGTCTTCTTTTACATCAACACAAGCAAAGCCGTGAGACCATTTTGTGTATGCATAAGGTCTGTAGTCAGGAGATAAACTGCAAAGACAACCCATTGACCAAACACCGGTAGACTCTCCGTTTATATTATTTTCAGAATGGTGAGAGACTTGGTGATTGTGTCCGAAGATAGTAGAAGATTTAGCCTTAAGGAACATACCTCGTGCAGGGTTAACAGGTGAGAAAACGCTCTCTCCCATTTCGTGACCATGCAAGACGTTTAGTTTACCTAACTTAATAATCTCTCTGCCTACTAATTCAATCTTAAATTCTGCTAATGACAAAAGGTTTTCAAACTTGAGATTATCGACATCTTTAAACTCTTTAGCATTTCTTAAAAGGTATGTATTTACTCT